GGGTGCGTCGGCTGTGGCTGATGCCTTGAAGTTGGCTGACGGCTATGAGCATGTGTCTTTCGTTTTTCCGGGCCATGACGAGTTGACTATCACTTTGGACGTGGCGGGCACGCCTGTCGGTTTCGCTCATGGGCATCAGTTCGGGCGTGACCCTGTGAAGTGGTGGTCGGGTCAGGCTCACGGTATGCAGGAGATCGGCAGTTCGACGCTCCTGCTGGGCGCTCACTTGCATCATCTCAGGATTGAGCAGGGTGGAGCGAAGACGTTTATTCAGATTCCGGCGTTGGATGGTGGCTCGACGTGGTGGCGGCATAAAACGGGTCAGGATGCGCCCGCTGGAATGGTGAGCCTCCTGATAGGCCACGGGGGCTGGAAAGATTTGGCGGTCCTGTGACATCCGAGGAGCACGCTGACGCCGTAGAAGCCACCCTAGAGGCTCTACGGGGCAGAATTTTGGGTGTAGGTGCTCAGCAGTACGACGACGGCTCCGGTATTCAGCAATTTGAGCGGAAGCCGCTAGAGGCTATCGTCACGGACGCTGTCGAGGAGATAGACGACCTAATCGTTTATTTATGTCAGTTGCGTATCCGATTGACCGAAGGGCCGTTGTCACATCTCTGATCTTTCTCAGGGTTTCGTGTTTTTTCCTTTAGACTGGACGAAGTAGTTTCGTACTCCAAGTGAGTCCGTCCGTCACTACTTCGTGACCCCGTGTGGTCCCTGCGGCGGTGCGGATTCGCGCTGCCACAGGGAGGTCAAGTGCCTTACAAGGTACTCAATGGTTTGTCCTATCCACCGGACAAGCGTGCAGAGGTGGGGGACATCGTTGATGACCTTCCATCCAAGTCGGTGAAGTGGCTTCTCAAGAAAGGCCACATCGAGGAAGTCACGGGTGGCGCTAAGTCATCGGGGAAGCCCGCCTCAACTCATCCCGCATTTCAAAAGCCTAAGTCTGAGGATGGTGACGAGTAATGGCTTTCATTCACGGAAAAACAACTTCTGTTCTCTACAACGGGACTAACCTCTCAGCGTTCTTCAACGACGCCTCGATGTCTCAGGACGTCGAGACCGCTGAGACGACCGCGTTCGGTGACGACGCTAAGACGTACATCACGGGCTTGAAGGACGGCACGATGAGCCTGTCGGGGATGTTTGACGGCGCGGCTGACGCAGTTGACGTGGTCTTGACATCCACGCTGGGCGCTACCGCTGCTGATGTTGCGACCGTCGTTCCGGCTGGACTGTCGACCGCTGGTGTCTCCACTTACAGCGCTGAGGTGCGGGAGACGTCTTACGAGATTTCTAGCCCTGTTAGCGATGTTGTAGCCGCCAACGCTGAGGTTCAGGCGACTGGCGGTATTGACCGTGGTGAGTTGCTTATCGGAGGATCAAGTATCACAGCCGTTGAGCAGACGACCGCGATCGACAATGGCTCCTCCACCAGCAACGGTGGAGTTGGTTATGTGCATGTCACGGCTAATACCCGTGATGATTCCAGCACCTTCAAGGTGCAGGACAGCGCAGATAACATCACGTTCGCTGATGTCCTCACGTTTTCGAGCGTGTCGGCATCAGCAACAAGCGGCGAGAGAGTCGCCGTTACAGGCACGGTCGACAGGTACGTCCGCGCCGAAGCAACCCCCGGAGGTTCTGCCGGGTCACTCACATACACAATGGCGTTTGCCCGGAGTTAGGAGAAGTCGTAATGGCTTTTGTTCATGGTAAGAAGTCCCTTTTCAAGTTGGACGACAGCGGCGGCACCCTGCAAGACCTGTCGGCTTTCTGTGAGGAAGTTTCCTTGTCGCGAGACATCGAGACGGCTGAGGTCACCACATTCGGTGATGACGCTAAGGAATACATCACGGGTCTGACGGACGCGACGATCAGCCTTAGCGGTAAGTTCGACTCGGCTAATGCCTCGGCGATTGACCCGGTCCTTTCGGGCATCCTCGGTCAGGCTGCGACGGTGACGTACAACTACCGGATCAGCAGCGACGCTATCGCTGCGACTAACCCTGAGTATCAGGGTGAGGCGATCCTGACCTCGTATGAGGTTGCGGGCAGCGTTGGCGATGCTGTTACGTTCTCGGCTGAGTTGCAGTGCACCGGGGCTATCACTCGCGCTACTTCCTGATCTAGGCTTCCCTAGACAGTCCTAATCGTGGCCCCTTGTGGCCCCTACGGAAAGAGTGAGAATGTCTTTACGCGAAAAGATCCTTGCAGCAGAGGACATCGAGTCTGAGATGTTGGAAGTCCCTGAGTGGGATTGCACCGTCGAGGTTCGTGGCATGAACGGCGCTGACCGTTCACGCATCTTGGAATCTGCCGCAGCGTCAGAAGACGGCAAGATCAGTATCGGCAACATGTATGTCGAGACTGTGATTGCCAGCACCTACGATCCTGAAACTGGTGAGCGTATCTTCACGAACGCTGATCGTGACGTGTTGATGAGCAAGTCCGCTGCCGCGATTGACAAGATCGCGACTGTCGGGATGCGCTTGTCGGCGATGGACACGAAGGCGGCTGATGATGCTAAGGCCACGTTTCCTGAAACGACCACATCGTAGGTTTCTGTTCGAGTTAGCAGAAAAACTAGGTAGGACGGTCGGTGAACTCCTTTATGGTTCTCCCTCTCACAGGCCGATCACCTCGTCTGAATTGACGGAGTGGTCGGCTCTGTGGGAGTTACGGAACTACGAGGCTGAGCAGGCCGCTAAACGTAAGCGTTAGTTCGGAGGTGTGTTGTGGCTCAGGTAACTGTTGAGGCGCAATACATCGCCGACACTACGCAGTATGTTCGTGCCCTTCGGGCTGCCGCTGCTGCTACCACTCAGTTAGCGAATCAGATTCCTCCGCAACTGAGGATGCAGCATGAGTTAGCGGACGGCTTAGACGAGACCCGAGAGTCAGCGGAGGACGCTGGTAAGGGCTTCACAATCCTGCGAAACGCTATGGGTACGGCCCTCGGTGTCGCTGCCGTGAACACGGTGACGCAGATGGTCGGGCGCATGAAGTCGTTCGCTATGCAGTCTTTTGATGCGGCGGCGCGTGTCGAGGAACTTGAGATCGCTATGCAGTCGATCGGCTCGGCGACGGGTGTCGGCGCTAAGGCTATCGAGGATGCCACGCAGGCTATCCGTGATAACGGTATTGAGTTGGGTGCTGCTCAGCAGATCGCTATTGAGTTCGCGCAGAATCAGTTGGATTTGGCTAAGGCATCGAAGGTTGCGCGTGTCGCTCAGGACTTGGCGGTTATCGCGGGTCGTAACTCGACGGCGACGACGCAGGTTTTGACGCAGGCGATCATTACGGGTAACAGCCGGTTGTTGAAGTCTGCGGGTATTTCTCGGTTAGCGTCGGAGGGGTATCAGGAGTACGCGGATTCGATTGGTAAGACTGTCCGGCAGTTGTCGTCGCAGGAACGACAGCAGGCTGTCACTAACTTGATTATTGCGGAGGGCGAGAAGGTAGCGGGCACTTATGAGGGTGCCATGAACGCCGCCGGGAAAGTGTTGCGTTCGTTCGCTCGTATCATCAACGACATTCAGATCGAGATGGGCAAGGTTCTGCTCAAAGCGTTCGGCCCGATGATCAAAGCGACGTATGACTTGTTGAAGGCGTTCAGTAAGACGATGCGTGAGGGCGGCGCATTGAGTGGGACGCTCAACACGTTGGCGAGCAGTTTCCAAGAAATAACTGATCCGATCACGCAATTTATCAAGAACTTGACGGAGTCTGTGAAGTCGGGTGAGGGAATAAAGAATATCGCGAACGCGATTGAGGAAGTTATTCCTTTCATTATGACCCTTGTGGAAACTAGCCGGTCGTTGGCTCAGGCTTACGCGAGTGTTCTGTTGCCTGCGATTCGGGCTTTGACTCCGGCTCTGACGGCTGTTTCTAACATGCTGAAAGTTCTTTTGGATGCGTTCAATAAGTTACCCGAGCCGGTCAAGTCTCTGATCGGCGTGCTGGTGCTCATGCGGGTCGCTATGGCTAAGAGTGAAACTGCCGCCAAGGTGTTCGGCATAACTTGGTCGCAAATGGCTGCCAAGTTCTCGCTCGGTGTGACCGCTATCGGCGTTGGGCTTATCGACTTCCAAGCAAAAATAAAGGCTGCGATGATGACGGGGAGGGTAAGTGTCCTCAGTTTCTCAGCCGCCGTCAATGCGATGAAGGTCGGTGCTGTCGCCTCCTTCCGAGCCATTGGCGCAGCCGCAAGAGGGTTGATGATTGCTCTTGGACCTGTCGGCGCGGTCCTCGCTGCGGCTACCGTCGCCGTAGAGGTTTTCGCTGGAAAGTCTGCTGATACTCAATCTAAAGTCGCAGCACTACGAGACACAGTAGACGAGACGACGGGTGCCTTTACGGAGTTGTCGAAACAGACGATCGCAAATGATTTACGGATGAATCTGTCGCCGGAAGATCAGGTTATGCTCCGTGAGTTGGGTCTCGGTGTCGAGGCTATGGCCTCAGCGATCGTCGAGGGTGGACCCGCCATTCAGGAGATGGGTCAAAAGTTCAATGATGCTATCGGGCCGTCAGGTCGCATAAAGACGAACATTCTTGGCATCAAAGACGCGGTTGTAGTCGCGGAACGTAATTTCGGTGGTTACGCGAAGATCGCTAATGAAACTTTGCGTCAGCAGGAGCAGGCTTCTATCGACGCTGGATTAGCGCAAGAGAGAGCATCGAGAATTGTTCTTCTTTCTCTTACGCAAGAGATCGCGAAGAATAAGGAGCGTGAGCAAGCGGTAATCGCGGCGCACCTAAATATGACGGCTGCCGAGAAGGCTCACTCTCAATTCACGATCAAAAGTTCCAACGCTATGCGTAAGGCGACCGAGAGCGCCACCGCTGCCGTGAAAGCCCTCGACGAGTCGACACAGAACATGCTCGACGCTATTAGCGGTGAGGCTAGTTACGACAAGGCCCGTGAGGGGATTCACGATCTTCGTGACGCCTTGAAGGACGGCGACAAGAAGTTGAACGGCTTCTCGCGTGCGGCTTTGGAAAACCGTGAAGCGATTCGTGACGCGGCGCAGGGTTACATCGACTACGCGAACTCCCTCGATGATCCGATCAAGCGTCAAGAGGCGTTAGCGGAGGGTCAGCGGAAGATTCGCAAAGCCATAAAGGACGCCGGTCTCGATCCTAAAGATTCCGACATCCTCAAGACGATGAAGGCTGAGGCTGAGCAGAGCGGTAAGACGGTCGACGAGTTCGCGGTGCAGAGGGATATCGCGGCTCAATACGGTAATCAGGTCGGTAAAAACTTCATTGACGGAATCATCAAGCAACTCCGAGATAATAAATCACAAATAAATACTGCTGCTGGGATGTCGGTTGATGGGATGGTCGACGCCGCTAACGACGTAATCGGCGCTTCGTCGCCGTCGAAAGAGGCGATGAAGGTCGCTAAAAACTTCATCGACGGCATCGTTGTTGGAGTTCAGAAAGAAAAGAAACTAGCCGAGATGGAGGTTAGTGACCTCGGCGACAGGATGCTCAACAAACTTGAAGAAAAGTTGCAGCAGTTCGGTGCTTTGTTTGCTGAGTCAGGCCGTGCGTTCGCGAACATGGATGACTTGACTGCGGGGTTGGAGTCTAAGTTCGGTCTGCCTACACAGATTGAGCAAGCGTTCGGTGAGGGCGCGAGCGCTAGTGGCATTTTGAGTGGTTATCGTGAATTGAGTAGCAACGTCCAAGCGATGTTCGCGCCGATGCTTGATCAAGAGATCGTTCCTAAATCTGTTCGACGTAAGAACCGTCAGTTGCTCAACGAGGCGATCGGTCAGTTGGATGCGTTCACGCAGACCGCTATCGACCTTGTCAAGGAGCGGGAGAGCCTGCAAGACCGGATGTCGACCCTTGATGCCAAATACAACGCGCAGGTCGCTGAAATAAATCAGAGGTACGCAGATTTAGAGAAAACTGCCGCCGACGAGATGAAAGCAGTAGAGGCGCGATTCAAGGCGCTTCAAGGTGAAATAAACAGTCGTTATGACGCGCTTGATCGTGCCGCCGCCGCGAACATCAAGCGGATCGAGGATCACTACAAGCAGTTGATCCCGACTCTGCAAGACGCCTTGAAGGCTGCTAATGATGCTTACAAGACAGAGAACGA